CGATACCTGGACGACGAGACATGGCACAGAACTCCGGACGTCGACGCGTAACCTCACCGGTCGACAGATCCACAACGTCCTCATAATGCTCCTCAGCTGCCCGGCCATATTTCTTACCAAGCGTATAACCAGCCACGTACGCCGCACTCTCCGGCGTAACATCACCGATGACAACGTTCCCACGCTGCCATAAACTCTCAGCCAGCGACGACCGACGCGTACCGTTAAGGTAAGATACCGAGTCCTCGAACCGACAATTGAAAAGAAGCGCATGCCAGTGCGGCCTACCGAAGGTTTCACCGTATTCACCAGCAACAAAAAAACGAATCGGATATTCGCCACTCGGCGCTCGATTAACACCGCGAACCGCCTTTCGCAGACGCTTCATGAATCCCTGGAAATCCCGATACTCCAACGAGAGAGAAGCCGGCAGATGTTCTGGAGCGTAGTCCAGAGTGAGGAATAAATTCGAATCGTACAACGAAGCCTCATGCATACAGCGTATCGACCACGTACGTGCTCGATCCATGCGACACCCGACACAACGACCGCAGGGCAGCTCGAGGCGATCCCCTTGCTGCCCTGCGTGCCGGCCGATAGAGACAGGACCGCCGCCGCGCTCCTGGTACCCTATCACCGGGTGAAAGCAGCTCACAGACGGAAGCCACCACGTCCCGGACGCGCGATGTTGACCGCGCGAGTCTTCCGAACATCGCGCACAAACCGCTTCGCGGATCCGCGCTTGTTCACAGAACGACGAGCCATAACTAAACCTCCATTTAGGAAATGTATATTATACGAAACAAGTTCGGCGAACCTTCGGTCAAAGGTACAACGCCTGCACCAGCTCCGCCAGAGCGACCAGCACCAACACCAGGAAGGCAGCCACCACGAGCTGCCACAACAGACGGACGATCTTTCCCATAGCTCAATATAACACGTCCGTCAAGACCCCCACAGATGGGGGGTCACAAAGAGTGAACCACAAGATGTGGTGTCACTCAGCACACAGTAACCAAGACACACTGTGTGCGCACGCACGCGCGTGCAAGAAAGGCGCCGTTTCCCTTATGTCGATACGGTACACAGTACCGCAGTACAAATACAAACCCGGATTTCATCCGAGTTACTACATCGCTCCGCTCCGGCGCCCGGGGCTGCGCGCACGCGCGCGCGCCAGGCGCGCACGCGCGCACGATTCGCCCCGGGCGCCGTTTAACAACAGATCAACAGATCAAAACAACAAAAACAGGTCCTCACCAATCGGGTGAGGACCTGACCAGACATGCTTACACAGCCTATGCGCCCGACGGGCGCAGAAAGGCCCAGGAGAGCGACCATACAGCCGGTCGCCCTCCCGGGCCTCTATCACCAACGAAGCGGCTCTTACGAAGCCGCAGCCCCCTCAGACGGGGGCACAACCGGCGAATCAACCGCCGGGGGCTCCTCCGGAGCCCTCAGACGCGCATCCAGCGCGTCCAGACCCTCCTCCTTGAGGTTCCCGGCCTCAGCCAGGAACCGGGCCGGATCGTTGCCGTACTCCTCGCGCAGCTCGGCCGGCAACGCCATGAAACCGGCCTCAGCACGTTCGATCGCATCCAGCGCCGACTCGTAATCCGTAATCCCCGTGAAATCACCATAGAACGGGGCACGGCTCGACGTCGGCAGCGCGCCGGTCAACCCGAACCGGCGCACGATCGTGTTCACATCCACCTCATCCCGATGGTGCTGCTGCACGATGCACTCTTCACCACAGTCCAGAGCCGAAGCCCTGGACGCAGCATGCGCATCGTACCCACGCAGCAACCGCACACGCGCGCACGCTGCAACCGCGCGCGAAACAGCCTCTCTACCCAGGCGATCGCTCACCAGCCGCGCCGCGCTCTCTTCAATCGACTCCTTCACCGTCGGCCTCCTGGGCCTCGCAGGCCCTGTAGAACTTCCATGAAGAACCGCATACCAGGACCGAACTGCCCGATCACTCGTTCCCACTCCTCACGGTTCAACGCACCTTCACGCGCAGCCTCATCGAGCATCGCACTTGCTCGCGCAGCCCGCGCAGACGACAACGTCGCTTCCACCTCAGCCTTCGCGCGCTCCAACGCGATCGGCATCAGCTCTCGAAACTGCTCCGTCGTCAATCCAGCCAGGTCAGCTTCCGACCTGATCTTCTCGAACTTCCCGGCACCCCAGCTCTGCTGAATGTCCGCAGCCGTCGTCCGCGCTACCAGCGCCTGATCCTCGATCAGACCGGTCTGCGCCTTGATCAGCTTCGCTTGGAGCGCCGCACTCACACCTTTACCGATCGCGTCCTCGAACTCCGCACGGTCGCCAGCCGGCGTCGATGCTCCACCCATGTTACGCAGGGCCGGATTGATACCCGCCTTACGCAGATCAGCAACCTCACGCTGGTGCGCACTACTCGACATGCGCTCCTGGAACTCACGATTCCGGCGAGCCTCACGCGCATTGAACGCGTTGTTGATCAGGGCGCCACCAATCGTGGCGCCCGCCGCAATCAGGGCACCGAGAGCCATCGCTACAGCCTCTCGCCCAGACCAGGAATCGAGAACATCGGCATGCACCGAACCATCCGCATGTCGAAGATCGCATCCAGCAGGAACTGCTGATTCGGGAACTCCGCGCTGTCCAGCGCCAGCACACGATCCACCGGCGGACGATCCTCCACGAAGGCCGCATTCAACAGCGGCGCACTCTCGAACTGCTGCGCCAGGTGCCACACATCCAGCGTGTCCGGCGACAGCGACGAGAAATGACCCGTCACACGGTTCGGCTTGTTCCGATACTCGTCCCAACGACCCTGGTAACCGAACACCGTCAGGTCCGCAGCCGAACCGACAGAGAAGATCTCGCGCCGCAATACTGCCTGCTCTCCCAGGTGAGCGAGCTGCGGTACATAGTGGTCGTACCGCGTACGCCGGTTCCACATCCGCTCGATACCCTGCTGATACGTCAGGTCGGCACGCACCTGAACCATACCGATCACGAACCCATGTTCCGTGAAGCTCGACGAGAAACTGTGACCGGACATCACCGCCGTCCCGACACCAGCCAGCTCGCCCAGAACCGTCGTCGATCCGGTCTGACCGGTCGCCGACGTCTGCGCCACCGGATTCACAGTTACCTGCGTCCGGCCACCGCCCAGGTACTCCGGGCGTTGCAGTCGCGCATCCGGCGACGTCACGCCCCACAGGTCACGAATGATCTCCGCGTACCTGGTACCACTCCGAGCGTTCCGCTCCATCAGCCGCTGAATCTGATTCGCGGTCCTGATGTCGTTGATCAGGACCCGAACATTCGGGAACCCATCCAGACCCGTCGCCAACACAGTCGTATTGGACGACGTGAACCGATGATCGTACGTCCGCTGCCGGCCGCCCGTCTCGCGCACAGCCACCGAACCAGCAGTACCCGCAGTGCTACCGATACCCGTCACCGGCGCACCTACCGCCCCAGGCGGAAGAGTAAACCGACCGCCCGGCACCAGCGGATTGAAACCGCCGCTGTCCGTCACCGCAGAAGGCTTCTCCGGCCACGGCCGACACGTCGTGAAGTAGTCGTGACGCTTCCCACGACGCAGCAGCGCGTAGCTCGACGCCGCATCCGGACCCTCCGTCAGCGGAGTCACGATCGGGTCCTGCAGGTCCTGGTCCCGGAACCAGTCATTCCAGATCAGGTTGTACGCCCGAAACGGAAGCGCATTCACCAGGAGAGGCCCTGCCTGACCGTTCAACGTCAGGCCCATGTAGTCGAAGATCGAACCGATCGTAAGGTCCGTCCCCGCAATCGACACCTGCGGCACCAGGAAATCCGTACTATCAGTGATCGTGAGCTGTTCGCCCATGAACCGTTCCCAGTTCGTCCACGTCAGCCGGTTCGGCACGAAGAAGAAGAATGACTCCAGGTGCAGATTGTCCATGATCGGAACGATCGCCGTCGAGAGCCGCGCGAACGCCGTCATCTGCACACGCATCGAATCACCCGGGAGGATCTCCTGCACCAACACCGGAATCAGCAGCCCTGCGTCGAACGTCGTCTTATACGCATGGCTGATGTCGAACGCCGACCGCGGAACTTCCGCACGCGGTACCATCGCATAACGCGACGCGTCGACCGAACGCTGCTTCCTGCTCTGCATCACTCCTCCTGCGACAGAATGTCGCGCACATTGTCCAGGAGACGGCCGTCCGTCACATCGACACGGCCCGTCTCCGCATCGTATTCACCGATCACATGCAGGTCGAAATCCTCCGGGTACTTATCCATCATTCCCAGAGAACCCTTCATCGACCGCAGCTCACGACACATGCTCTCTTCGTTCCGCTGCACCAGCGGCGCGCCGTACTCACGCAGCTTCCGGTCGAAGATCGAGAACATCATCAGCTTGCGAGCCACAACAACCTCCCGGCGGAGAGTTAGTGATCCCGGCGACTGAATGTCGCCAGGCGAGACTTCGCTACTTCCTCACGGTCCGACCTACGCCGCTCGCTCGATTCCTCCGGATCGACAGCACGAGCCCTCAGATACCGTTGATGCGATATATCCTCGACGACCGAGGGGTCACCTTCAACCTGAAAGCGTGACCAGTAAAAGCGGGGAATTTTATATTTCTTCCCCGCCATTTCAGCAAAGTCATGAGGTAGCACGTCACCACGATACCGCTCGTACCACCACGCGCCGATACCTGGACGACGAGACATGGCACAGAACTCCGGACGTCGACGCGTAACCTCACCGGTCGACAGATCCACAACGTCCTCATAATGCTCCTCAGCTGCCCGGCCATATTTCTTACCAAG